CAAGATTGATTGAATCTGTGTTGCATAGGTAGTTACTAAACGTCCAGCACTTTCCTTAAACTTGTTCAAGACGAAATCAGGTTTCACAAAATGACTACGAGCTGCTACATTAAGTCTGGGTATGTAGTGAGTAAATTCACGGTCAGCCATCAATTTCTTGACTTTGGACCAAACTCTACTCTCTAACCATTCTCCAAAATCCATAAGCACATCAACTTTGAGTTTAAGTGAGTTTGCAGTATGTCGCAAACGGTTTTCACCATCCTCAGTCATTAACGGTCTCAATCTACACTGTCTAGTTAATAATGCGTCTTTCAAATTGTCAGCAGTGTTTTCACAAAACTGAAATTTGCTAGGTACGTAGGGTGCGATAGCATAAATTTTCCTCGTAGTGAAGTTGTACACATCGCGAACAATGCGCACACTCGCACCAGGTTTCAATTCAACAGCTTTACAGACAGTTGAAATGATTGTGCTACCTACCTCAACACCTAAAGAAGCAGTTTCACTAACAGAAGTAAACCAAGAGCTAACGTAATTGCGGACGATGCTCTTAAACTTTTCACGCCACGAAGGTTCACGCAGGGTAAGTGCAATGCGTAAGTTTTCCAAGTCGTGGTGTGAAGCAAGTTTGTGCTCGGTTTTGAACTTCCCAAACAAATACAAAAGAAAAGGTTTTGTTTGTACCAGCCGTTGCCATCCAGGAGCCCAATCTCTACTTGTAGCGTCACAAATCTTCATCACTGTGTTCAAACTAATTGATTTGTCAATTCGTGCCTTTCTGATCTGATTCATAAGAATATGAACTAGATGAGTAGGATAAGAATTTTCAAATTGAGCATAATCACAGCGAGAAGGTTCGTATACGTAATACCCACCATCAACCATACTGACAAACTTGTAGTTCTTACCACTGGCACATGAGTAAGGCAATGACATGCCAGTAGCAATATGATACAAGTTGTCTTTCACAATATCAACTTCGGAAAAGAAGTCATACGTGATATGGTGTATAGGAATAGGTGTAACAAGCCAAGATTTTCGATCTGGGATAGAACTCAAAGAAACTAAAGGATAATGGTACTTGACATGATGAAGAACAACCCTCGAAAAATACTCTTCACGGTTCAAAGATTCTACGACGCACGTGGGCTCGTATGTCTCTGATGCTCGAGAGAGATGAGAAGATGTGTACTTGTCTATGCCAGGCAGGTTGAGTTGTTTAAGTTTCGCATTAGGTTCAGGTCTTTGAAATCTAC